AGTACGGAGTCACATTATCCTCCAGTTCTTCTCTTCTTACCAAAGCCATTTCCATCACTTTATCACTCCTTTCTCTACCAGCAACCCAAAAACAACAAAGACCGCCAGGGCAGTGTAACAGCAAACTATAAGTATTTCTATCAGTCTTAATTTCATCCATTTTATTCCTTCGGCCGTTCCAGTAAAGTCAAACTTTGACATTACTTAGAGCGGCCGGTGGGCGGGTTGAGGTTATCTTACTAAACAGAGTCTTCCTTCAGTTGTCAAGGGAAATCCTATTTCCTCGTTTACCCTTGTCATTAATTCGATACCTTCGCGTGAGATTACTGCCAGTATTCCTCTATCAATAACCTCACCGTTTTCTGTTGTTGCGACGAGCTCTACTTGTGAACCTATCTCTCTTAGATAGACATAGATTTCTTCCTCTACCTTTTGTCTGTTATACGCACGTATTCGAAGCATTATTCCACCTTTATAATCTTTCCTGTTTCATCGAGGACTACGCGGGCATACCAAGCATGAGGTTTCGGCCAGTGTGGACCCTCAATTGAGCAGCTTCCAGGGTAAGTCGGGTCAGGGAAGATCCCTCCGGGCTGATAGACGGTACATCTCTTTCCCGTCTTGACTGCCTCTCGAAGGGCCTTTTTAGTCTTAAAGTCTATAGTACAGTATGCCACGTTAAAAACTCCTTTCTACTCTCCCATCTCAACTTCGTTAAGTTTAGTCAAAAGGGCCTCAACTAATTTGTTCAAACTCCTCTCAAAAGGATCAGTTTCACCCGTCTTCGGGTCGTGATTCATCTTGATGAAGTGTGAAATAATTCCGCACTCTTCCTTGTCCAATTTTACTACAAGAATCTTTTCTGTTTTAGTTTCCATGTTTTTCTTTCCTTTTCAATAGTTGTTAGGTGTTATTTACTCTCCAAACCTTTCTTCACTTCATGGATATATCATATCACATCTTGGATTATTCGTCAAGTGGTAAAACTTCATCGTAACGTATTGAAATTATTCAATTTTTTGTGTTTCGCCCGGCCAAGTTCGCATTTTGCAACGAACCGAGCTTAGACTGCCGGGTTATTCACTTTTGAGTGTTTATTGGGATTGGTAGTTGTGTCAACTTTTGACATTACTATCCTTATCAAAAATAGTTATCGAGTCATCCTTTTGCTTAATCGAGAATGTTTCCTTTCTTGCCCTCTTAAGCTTGTAGATTCCCGCACCGAGGACTTTGGTTGAATGGGAGCCGCTGGAGTACACAGTGGTCGGCTCGCGGGAGTTTGCTATAAACTTTTCGTAGAACTCAGTTGGTGTCATGAGTGATTGCTCCTGTTCTGTTTTCTTCTCTTCTCTCAAGTTATGTCAACTTTTGACGTTTCTTGGTTGGTGGAGCCTGCTGGAAGCTTTGCTTCCCGTTCGGAGAGAAGCCTATCTAAGGAAGCGTTGAAACGTAGTTCGTCCTCTTCGGAGGACTGGAGGAGTTTTAGCTCCTCCGCGAGGAGGTGGATGAAGCCCTCTTCGATTGGGACTGAAAGTCTAATGCAGTTTGTGACTGCTTGGAAACGCTGGTGGAGCTCGGGTCGAGTCATAGTGGTTTTCCTTTTTGAGAGTTTTGGCTCTCTTTACCAATCAGATGGTTTCGGGCAGGCGGCGAGGTATTTTTCTGCTTCGTCTTCGTAGCCCACTTCGCCGATCTGGACCCAGGTGTTGTCGGAAGCGAGGCCGATGTAGTAGTTGTCTTCTATTTGAATTTCTTTGGAATGTAAAAATGCTGAGAGACGCGGGAAGGGGTGGTCTTTTGGGAGTGGAGAAGTGGGGTTTTTCTGGTTCATTTTATTTTCCTTTCTAACGAAATCTTAGCGCATTATTGCGATTTTCTCTTATTTCTTCGGGGAAGAGCTTTTAGCTGTTATGTATCTTCCTTGAGGAAGGGCAGATGCCGTTGCTAAGAACTGTTCCTGCCTTTCTGTTTTGATTATCAGTGTTGGCATAGCCGTGTTTAGCTCCTTTCATCGAGAATTTTTCTTCTTTTTGCTTCGAGAGCGGATCTTTCCTTTCTTTCGTTGTCTAAGAATTCGAAGTATGCTTCTTCTTTTTCTTCTTTTGTTGCGTAGTCAGTGAGGGATAAAAGTTCTTTTCCTTCTTTAACCCTTGCCTCAAACTCCTGGAACTCAGCAGCCATTACAGTGGATAAAAGGGATTTTATCCTTCTTATCCCGGCGCCTGAGAATGTTTTGTAGCTTGCTTTTATATCGTCAGGAATTCCGACTAAGAACTGCGGTTCCTCTTCGCCTTCTTCTTCGAGCGGGAAGTTGCAGGAGTTTTCTTCGTCAGTTTCTTCCTGTTTCTGTTCCTTTCTCACGATGACAGAAATTTCGTCGTCCCACTCCTCTTTTGCTCCCTTTTTGAGGTAAAGTGCTCCGGATTTCTTGGCAATTAAGATTGTTTCGTCGTTCACTCGTGCCTTTTCTCGGTAGAGGGAAACTCTGAAAGAGTCTAATCTTTTTGCTGTTTTGAAGGAGATTTTAATTTCCTCGCCTTCCTTTAGGGCCAGTGCTGTTTCGAAGACTTCTTTTGGTGTAGTCATTACGCTATCCTCCTTGCGGGTGGAGAGTTTATCTTCTCTATTGCATCTCGAATGTACTCTGCGCGAAGGTGCTCTGGGAAGTCTTCTGCATCTTTTACTATTTCGTCAACTTGTCTTTGGTACTCTGACTTTTCCAAAAGAGTTTCTTGCGGAATTTCCAAGGGCTCTCCGGTGGAAGAAAGGCGAGTTCTTTTGACTACACTTGACATCCTTGTAAGAGATATTGTAGTGTTACTGATTGATATTAAGACTGTGTTATCTCTCAGTTTCCGCTTGACTCCATAAAGGGCGACTCGGAAAGAATCCGCCTCTTTTGCTGTTGCAAATTCATAGATGTCTTTCGTTCCCTCCTCAAGCCGCATAGCGTCGATGAACGCTACTGTTGATTGTGCTAAGTCAGCCATGTTCAATTTCTCCTTGGTTTAGTGTGTTAAGTGTTTTGGCGCGGGGACTGGAACTTTCGCGCTGTGCCACCATTTGTAACATGGTAACACATTTTGGAAACACTGTCAAGGTGAAATTGTAACAAAGTACATAAAAACACTGTGTACTTGGTGATTTTATTTGTATGGTGTATCGTGTATCGTGTATCCCATAAAGCCGTATGATGTATAAAACCACGTTTAGTGTGGTGATACAGGTTTTCGGTATATTGGTAACATGTTAACTCATTGAAATTATTGGGAATTACCAATTACATTCTTACTCTTTTACTCTTTTATTCTTCTACTTATACCAGAATTATTATATATAGTAT